TTATGAAACTCGTTGACCACCGCAGGGTAATCCCAATAATTGAGCAGTAGGCCTTGGCTTAATTGTCCACGAAGCTTTACAGTACGCAGGCGTTCGCCACGCACACCTTCAAACTCGCGAGGCTCTTGTCCTCGGCTAAGAAACGGTGCAAGCTCATGCGGGATCCAGCTGTCAATTTCACAGTAGATTGCCACATCCCCGGGCTTGAATTCGCCCTTCTTGGTAACTACTGTCCATCCACCAACTACTGCACACTCAATGGCATCCGCACCTTCAATGGGACGGACTTCATCAATTTGTCGCATTGTTGCCATCTTACGCATTTTAAAACTCCTTATCGAAACGGGTCTTATTGACATTGCCCGTTACGCACACGGCAGGGGTAACTTATTCGCCGCGCTTCATCACAGTGGTCTCTGCAAGACGCTTCCACTTGTCGCCTTCACCAACCATCTTACGCAAGTCAGCAATCTTAATCACAGTACGCAGGCTCAGCTCGCGCAGACGATCTTTGTTGGTGTCAACATACTCGTAGAGTTCTTCTTTGACACCGTCAGCAAAGTCATAATGGTCCAGCATACCGTCCATCATAATCTGCTTGATGCGAAGCATCTTGTCGCGGGTGGTATCCAGCGTCAGATCCAGATAGTGGCAACGGCTTTCCAACGCACCAAGGTGATCCTTGAGCTTGGCACTCTTAACATGCTCAAACTTGATATTGGTGATGAAGATGGCCGAGCCCTTGAACTCAAAGCGGTCCGGCACACCTTCGCTACGAAGCATACGGCTGTCAGTGTTCCAGCAGATGGTGCGCTTCTTGCTAGAGTCCAGAGCAGCCTTGAGAATGTTCAAGCTCAAGTCATCAAGCAGAACGCTGTCGCAGTCGTCAAACACCAGCACATTGCCGGCGTCAGAGTAATTGTAAAGCTTGCAGTACAAGCCAATGGCACTCATAGCACCCTTAACCACTTCGTAGCGAGGACGCTTACCACCGATCTTGTCGAACATAGAAGCCTTGTCCAGTACCTTCTCGACACCAAAGCTCTTGCCCACACCCGGAGGGCCAACAACAATCATAGCACGAACCGAGCCGTCCACAGCACCCTCGGTCATTTCCTCAAGGATGTCAAAACGCTCACGAATGCGTTCAATGGCCTGCTCGTCGGTCTCTTGCACTTTGGGTTCCTTTCGCTTGGGTGCATTATAATTAGCGTCGATGCTGTTGGTAGCACACTCGGCGGCACTGGCCGGCACAACATCGCGCATGGAGTCAACCTTGACGCGAACTTCGCGTCCTGCAAACTCGCCCAAAGTTTCATCGGCAATAACAGTAACATAGCCACCCTTGGTGCCTTCCTTGTAGTCGGCAACAAGCTGGAATGTCTGATTGGAGATGTTGAAGTTACGGTAGGAACCGTTGCGGATAGTGATATAAGCTGACATGTTGTTTCCTTTGCGTGGAATGTTTAACACAATATCTATTATGCAGTAACAGGGCTCAAAGGTCAACCGTTTTTTGACGGTTTTTAGCAATGTTGCACACATACAACACTTGCTGTTTTTGGGCCTTGTTTTGCATCATGTTCTTATTATGCTGGATCTGGGCTCAAAGGTCAACCGTTTTTTGACAGTTTTTAGGGGGTTTGTAAGTCATTGATTTGTAAGCAGATTTTTTGTGGCTTTTTTGCCACAAAAATAGCCCAAAAATGTGGCTTTTTTTGCAACACTTTTGGGCCTAAAAGTTAGTATTTGCTAACTATCGCAGTTCTACATCTTCTAAGCCTGCAACTCGCAATTTAGTAACATTATTAATTTGAAACTGTTTACTATCAATGGCCTTGGTAAGGCCAATGAACTTGTTTCTTACTAGAGCAAATTCATTGACAATACTGTCCATGTCTGCAACCTCTGGTTCGCCATCTACATACTTCTCTGCGTCACGACTGCTAAGAGTTCTATTGTAGTGTTCCGTAAATTGACGGAACTTGGCACTACGAAGTTTGCGAAGTTCGATATTCAGGTGTTCAAGAATGGCTTCAATTTCTTGAAGCTGGTTGAAACGATACTCAACAATGCCTGGCATTTCTCTGCTGGCCCGTTCTAAACTACCAATCATTTTGAGCTCACCACGAGCTTCAATTAATTGGTTTTCAAAATAGGCAATGCAGTCAGGAAGATTTCCAATATCTTGTGCTACCTTCCTATACCACTGGCTCATCAGTATTCCTCGTTGTAATCGTGATCTTCTTCGTCAGGATCTTCGCCTAGTAACTCAGCAAAGGCACCTAGTAATGCGCTGTCGGCATCATCTGTTGCTTCTTCTCTGATTGCTTCCAGATCAACAAAATCCTCACAACTTCTTAGAAAGGCCACTGCTGCTTCTGACCTTTCCTTCTTGTCAATATACGGTTTTAGGGATAGCCACATTTGCGCTATCATTACACCCATGTCTTGCATTATCATCTCTCCATAGTTGGCGTACAAATTAGTACTGGATACTTAGTAATCCAAGTTCTCTTGTTTAGCCTTTTTAGTCAGGTATATTTCATTGTGTATCCAGCGATCTTGTCCTTTGCTGGACACTAAGAATCCCCACTCGCGCTTTTGAGGACCCGGCATAAACAATGTCCAACATTCTACGCTAGGATCAAGTTCAATCCTATGATAGCTTTCGGCGCCGCATGTACGAAAATGTCCAGGGCCTCGCCAGTGTTGTACTTCGCCGATCTTTTTCCCGGTGTGGTCAAACTTGGGAGTCCATTCGTAGTATCCGCCACGAAGAATTAAAGTGGCATACGGCCATGGGTGATCATGTACATCATCCGGATCGCTTTTAAGGAACTTATGCAAAAACACATTGAAAGGGAACCATTTTCTATCCTTAAGGAAAAGATAGTATCTTTCAAGGTATGGTTCATTGGATTGCCTGTCAAGAATGACTCTATGACGATCCAGGCGTTGCATGAGTTTTTTAAACATAGTACAGTATAGCAAAAATTTGTGTTAAGGCCAATATGTATTTTCACCAAGCAAGGCTCTAATGGACTGAAATTCTCGCCAGGCTTCTTTGTACATTGGATTTTCGCGCAGTAACTCTTGGTGTCGTTCAACACCTTTTGCATATTCAGTCACCGGTGATGAATTGTATCTGTCTGCTAACTCTATTAAATGCTTTAATTGTCTACTGTTCCTACTCCAACGCTCCAGTAAAGCGGCAGGAACTTCGAGATGATAGAGGTAATCGTCAACAGTATTCACAGTGGCCATCATATCCGTAGCTGTATAATTAACTGGCATACGGTCTAGGATATAGCGGCGCAAGGACTGCTTCCCAACAATCCTTGCACCTTGTTCCCGTAACCATGTTTCATGGTCATCAGACATGTTGATTACTCTTCGATTGGAGCAGCGTCAGCTTCACCATTGGGACTAATTGCCCCTTGATAAGCCATGTCAGTTCCGCGAGCAACCACATCCTTCATGATCACATCAAGAATTTCATCTGTGTAGCCTTTACGGAATTCCTTGATTACTTCGCCGTCTAGTGTAGTGTAGGACAGCTTGTTGCCTTCCTTTTTCAACCAGCCGCGGGCTTCAAACAAGTCAACAAGACCTGAATAAGGATCCATACCTGTGGAGTAAGGAATTTCAACCTGCACACTTTCAAATGGCTTTGAATAGCGAGTTTTCATAATCTTACATGCGGCGCGAATACCATTCACAGTTGAAGTCTTGTTGCCGTCAGCATCAGTCTTTAACTTGAGCTTACGCATGGCCACTACCATACTCGATGCATAGATAAAACCCTGTCCACCAGTAATCTTGTCATCTGGATCAAACATGTCTTGACTTGCATAAGTGTGGTTAGTAACCACTAGACCCACTGGGTGAGGAGCAATCCTGTTTACGGTGTTCTTGATCAGGGCAGTCAGTGCCTTGGCCTTACGACCCATGTCGCCTTTCATGTCACCGGCTTCAAACTGGTTGATGTCGGTAGGAGTCAGCAACATACCCACAGAGTCAATAACAAACAAGACCTTTTGCTGGTCTTCGTATGGCATCTCGCCATATGCGTCCTTGTATTCCTTCATGAATTCTGAAATGAACTTGGCCACTTCATCGATCATGCTGACACCAAAGCGCATCAACTTGTCAGGTGCTGTGTCAATACCCAATGCTCGCAACCAGTCTTCGTCCAGTGCGTTTTCGCTGTCAAGGATCACTGGGAGAATACCCTGTGCTTGTGCGTTCTTTACAAGGTTACCCGAACAGATGTAACTCTTGCCTGCGCCGGATTCACCAGCAAACATGGTAACCTTACCCAGTGGAATGCCGCGATTGAAGTCGCCGGTCATAAGGTAGTTGAGAGTGTGATTACCAGTACTGATCCAGTCTCTTGGATCGTTGAAGCCTGAGCTCATGCCAGGCACAGCCTTGGTCAGGCTCTTTCTAAATTTACTTACATCAAATGCTTTTTGAACCATGATATCTATCCTTTATTAATGATGAGGAGGGTAGAATCATCTACCCTCCTTGTGTAGTGTCAATTAGGTCTGACGGCTACGAATCATCTTAAGGATATCATCAACGCTGGGCTTGGCTCCACCCTCGGCTGCTGGTGCTGCCGCTGTAGCAACTGGTGCCGCAGGCTTTGACGCAGGGGCCGCTACTGGCTTGGAAGCCACTGGCGCAGGCGTATCTTCATCTACATCGTCATCAGTCTTGGAAGCTGTAGACGAACCAGCCAACTGCACGCCGGTTGGGCGATAGAACTTGCTCCAACGATCTGGATCATACAACTGACCATCTACAGATGCTTCAAACATCTCAACGATGGCACGAACTTCGTCTACACCCGGACGCTTGGGCATGAAGTCGTTCAAGTTGAACAAGCCGTGAGTTGCAATAGCCTGCAACTCGGTTTCGTTTAGACCACGCTCCTTACGAGCCCATGAGCTGGTAGAGTAGTCAGCATAGCCACCCTTCTGGGTCTTGTTCAAACGGAAGTCGGTACCACGCTGATAATCAGTTGGCAGTTCTTCCATCTCAGGATCCATCAGTGCCTGCTTGATGATGGTAAAGATCTGAGGACTGATGATAAACCTACGAATAGGATTTTCTGGAGTGTTTTGTTCCTCAATGGGGCTGTTTACAACAAAGCCCTGGAACACATAACTACGCTTCTTCCAATACTTACGGCCCAAAGACTCCATGTTAGGATCCTTAAACCAAGGACGGATTTGTGCGTGTACAGGGCAAGTCTCGCCCCACATTTCAACGCAAGGAACCTGGACTACAACCTTTTTGTTTTCGTCGCCGCCCTTAACACCAGCGAACTCAAAACGCATCATCTGACGCTCACGCCAGAAAAATGTGTTGGAATCGTCGCCGTCTGGGAGGAAACGAATTGATGCGGATGTACCTTCGGGGATGTTCCAGTGTGCGAAAATTGCGTTGTCACCGGTACCGGTATTAGAACCACCGGATTTTGCTGCCTGCTCGGCTAGGCGAGCGCGGATTTCTGCTAGAGAAGCCATAATGTTTTTCCTTTATATATTAGCCATTATTAGTGTTAGTCTCTTAGTGAGCCAAACAACTCATGCTCAGATTGTCTTTGCATGTGTTGTATTGTAC